GCGGATTAAATTAATGTCTGCCCTGCCTATCGCCGCCTGTCTTTGCTGGGGGTCTGGTTGCTGGGGTGCTACTGGCGGTGCTACTTGCCCTCCTGGTGGTATAGCACCAATCATCGCCTGATATGCCGCTAAATCCTGTTGATATTGAAGAAGTGCCTCCCTTTCTTGTCTCACAAAATCTAATACTGCTCGCCTGCCTTGTAAGTTCGGTAGGTTTTGTGCCGCCCACCTAAACGCTTGTCCTGCCTGTGGTGCGAGTAGTAATGCTTCTGGAATATTGAGAACTGGTCGTTGCGGTGGTGGTGCTACTGCTGGTGCTGGTTGAACTGGCGGTGCCCCTGCTGGTGGTGCTGCCTGTGGAGGGGGTCTAGGTGCCTGTGGTCCAACAATCGGTAATGCGGCGGGTTGTCCTGCTGGTTGTGCGGGTTGAGGAATATCTATCGGGGGTGAAAAATTAACTGGTCGCAAATCCTTATTACTGATATTATCATAACTCTCCAATACCGCACGAAACTCTGGAATAGGTGTCCCTGCCGCGTGAGCGTTTAATATCTGCTCCAAACTCGGTTTCACCGCATCAAACTTATCCTGTATCGCCATCTCTTCTCTCGAACTTAACTTTCCAGTCCGTCCATAAAGGCGGACATACGCAGTCGCACGATTATACGCCGAGAGATATTCGCTGATGCCTTGCGTCAGTTTCCCACTCTCCGCTGGTATCGCCATCGCTGAAACTGCCTGTGATAATGATGACGACATCTTATCCAAAAATCCCGCCAACTCATACGCAGTCTTTCGGTCTAACTCGTCTGGTCTCAAAAAATCCTCCTTATTTTTTTGAACGAAAGGAAAGTTCTTTTGGAATGCCTTCTGGTTTATACGAGCGTCCTCATTCAAAACTTCGCTGATTTCCCTCGAACGCATCGCCCTATCAGTATCAGTCCCTCGATGTCTATTCGCCATTTCAGTTGTTTATATTCGTTATTGTTCTTTTGTTTTTATTATTAATTTCATCTTCATTACTTCTTTTTGTAAAGACCATTTTGTTTAATATGCTTCACACATTCCGCCATTTTCATACCCGTTTCCTTCATCATCTTACTCACAAACTCATTGTAAGCACTCTTCCTTCCCCCTACTCCTTTTCCACTATACTCACTCATCATTCGCTTCGCAGTCATCGACCCACCACGAACCGCCTGTAAATTGTTTTGCTGGATTAAACCGTGCGACCCTCCCGACATCGCCCCTCCTTCCAACACGAGAGATGGATTTTTCGTTCCAGACCGACCCGTAAGATTTTCAAACTGACTTCCTTTCCACAAATCTTTACTCGCGTCTTCAACCACCGCACCTGACTTCTTCTGTGCTTTCTTTGAATAACCTCGCTCCGCAACTATCGCCCCCATCGAATTATCTCCGCTCACCGCCAGTCCCTCACGCTCTTTCATCGCCGTCTTTCGAGAGATTTTACCACCCTTCATCTTATTACCGAGAGGTATAACTTTGTTTTCTATTTCTTTCGTAATATCGCTGTATGCGTTCTTACTGTTCTTGAAAAGTTTTTCAAGGTCTTCGTTTATACCCTCACCCACACGAGGTTTCTTACCCCCACTATATTCCTTGTCCATTTGCTCGTAAAACTTCTCTGCCATCTCTCGTTCATATTTTCTCTGCTCCGCAATAGGGTCAGGTCTAATGCCACTTGGAGTATCCCTACCCTCACCCACACGAGGTTTCTTACCACGCCCAACTACCACCAAGTCGTCGTCTTCTTCGTCATCCCTTTGAGGAGGAACTTCGGGTGCGGGTGTATCCAAATACGCTTTCAACATCAGGAGTGCTGTCGCCCCAACCTTATAGGGGGTAGGTAAATACGGTATTATTAATTTGATATTGTCCATCGCAAATCTCAATAAAACTTGAACATCTTGTCGGTTATACGCCCTCTTCAAACTCCTCGCCGCATCCGCAACCGCCCCAGGTGCTCTAACCGCACCGCTCACAATCGCATTCGCAAGTCCCATCGCGGCAGGTGCGATGATGTTTTCCAACGCATCCTTACCCATCGCCACTATCTCCGCAAAAGTAATACCTCCTTCCAGTTCGCCCATTTTTGACGGGGCGGACGATACCCCTCTACTGTTTTTTGGCACGATTGTCCTTCTTCTACCTGAACCCACTGGATTACTCGACGGCATATCCCCATACGAAGTCGAACCAGTCGCCGCATTCAACTGCTCCACTTCTAACTTCGGCGAAAAACCGAGAGAATTGGCGGCAATCGGTTTCGCATCCGCAAACACGCCTTCCCCACAACCCATCATTCCCCCCTTCGAACCACGCTTCTTACGAATTGATGCCATATATGCCTTTGCTTCGGGCGAACCCTTTACCAGACGACCACCAGAACGACCCGATGGAGCACCATACATACCACCAGAGTAAGGACAGTCTTCGCTGTCTTTCATCATAGAACCGTCTGGCATCATATGATACCCCTTCTTCCCACCAGACATTCCCGACGGACGACCATACATTCCACCCTCACCATAACCCAGCAACTCCAACACACCAGCACCCGCCTCACCATACGGATTTCCACTTGATATGAGCATATCTTTCACAGGAGTTCCTACCACATCTAAAACTGGTTTTACATAATCCTCCCAAACACCCTTTACGGTATCATACGCACCCTTGACTGCCTCCGTAAAATCATCCCAGTCATTATACCACTCACCACCGTAAAAACCAGCACCACCACTCTTCTTGAAAAGGTCTTTAACGAAATCCAACTCCCACTCCGAAAAATCACGCCCACCACTCGCAACCATTTCAGGGTCTTTCGTCATTCTTCCTATCTTCTTACTATCTCTCATACGATTTCGCCCATTCGAAAAATCATCGAAGTTCTCATACCACGCCGCCTCCACCTGTGGTTTTCCACTTCCATCACTATTACCCACCTGAACCACCTTATTCGCAGGATACTTCATTCCAGCACCAGACCTCGCGTGGTCTATCACACCAGCATCAGGCACTTCGCGATACGGCATCGTGGTTCCAACCATCGCCGCCGCATTACCACCATACCCAGCACCACCATACCCAGCACCACCATACCCAGCACCACCATACCCAGCACCACCATACCCAGCACCACCATACCCAGCACCACCTCGTCCAGAAAATACATTATCCCGTCCCTGAATGGCATCACTCGCCATCCCAATCGGCGTGTATCGAAACGCCTGACCTATATCATCGAATAATCCACTTCCCATTTTACCTCGTCCAGAAAATACAGTATCCCGTCCCTGAATGGCATCACTCGCCATCCCAATCGGCGTGTATCGAAACGCCTGACCTATATCATCGAATACACCACTTCCCATTTTCGCAACAGGCATCCCCGCGACAGGTTTAAAGAAATCGTCAAAGACGCCACTGCCGCGGAACTCTTTCGCCTCTCCCTCCATTCTATACTCTCTTTCCGCCTGTGAAAGAGCACGGGGTTGGTTCGCAGCACCCCTCATAACATCGTTGTATTGAGTATTAAGTCCGCTGTCGCTTCCATACCCTTTTCCTACAAAATTAGCAGCGGAGTGCCTCGCCGCACGGTTCATTATAGCATCGTTGATTGACGCAATCCTACGATTATATGCTGTATCCATAGTGTTATAAATTAGTATAAGAATTGTTTTTATGTCTTATACTAATTGCCTTTCATCTGTAATTATCTCATCAAATCTCTCGACATTCAGCATCGAGAAGCAAGTTTCATCCGCCCGCCAACGCCGTCCATACCTTTACCGAGTGCGGATTTTGCTGCGGAAACTGCGTCCAATATTGCTTCCTGTGCCTTTGGTGCCACATCAGCAACGCTCGTAACTGCGGAACTCTCGACACCACCAACCAGACGCAAATGACGCTCACTCACGGGTTTCATTTCACTCGCGGCGAGGACATCACTCTTCGTGAGAATACCCGTGTAAGTGCTGGATACACCCTGCGATGTGATAAACAAACCAGAATTAACGCACATCAGCACCAGTTCGACATCTTGTGCCGCCAAAGTATAGTTTTGGAGTGTAACATTGAACTGTAAATTAAATGAACCCAAACTGCCAGCGGCATAGAACTCCTCGACAATAGGGATATCCTGTCCAAAACGCAGAGCAAGAAGAGACCCAGAAGTAAGGACATTTTGAAGTTGAGTATCATAAGAAGCACCAGCGGGGGGAAGGTATTTATTAGCATACCCTCGAAACTCCTGCCAAGTCTGGTTCGTGGATTTTGCGGACATACGAAACAAAGTCTCCTGTGTGGCGTTCGCCAACAGACCAGACTGGTTATTCCAATTGATAGAAATACCAGAAATGGGGAAGAAACAATCGGCATCTCGGTTCGTCTGCTGGGACATCGGTTTCCTCGCACAAATAACCAACATATCAGGGACTTGATTGAGTTGGATGTTGGTGCTTGAAAACACAGTTGAAGTAGGGACTAACTCGTTAAGTGCTGAAACAGCACCAGCAGCAATCTGGTTCGTAAAGGTAGATAAATAACGAGGGAAATCCACATAATCGACTACATTCTTCGAGGGTAAAATCTGGGACGGATGGGGGGTAAGCATCTGGAAATGAAGTTCGCTTCCACTAACAGCAGAAATCGAAACGGCGTAACTGCCAATTGCGGCGGCGGAAGCACCGCAACGCCACACACGGGATGCCGATGCCGAGATGTTGAAAATAAAGTTCAAGTTGCTCACACCATAAATACCCATCTGGTTCGCCGAGAGATTGGCGAAGTGGAAGGGTGAGAGAAACAAGGGTTCGTAAGAAGTAAAACGAATTTTCACAGTCCTAGCAGTTCCATCACCGATAGTCTGCTGATTTTTCACACCAGCACCAATAATAGGGTTAGTCTGTTCCAAACTATCAATACCGTAAGAACCACGAGAGGTAAGAGAATTATCGGCAGTCTGTGCCCAAGAACCGTTGCTGTTGTTATTCGCACCCAACTGGTCGGCATAACTACGGTAAGTATCAGGAGCAAGAGGGCAAATACCGTTCCAACGAGCGAGAGAACGGTCATCACCATACATACGAAGCAACTGGGGCAACACATCACGAATATTCACAGAAACGCTGTTGTTATTCACCTGAACTTGAAGGGTAGTAGCGGACATATGAAGGGGCAGGGGGGCAAGAGCATCACGATTACCCAAATCAACCAAAAACTCACCAGCAGCAGGAATTCCGCTGATTGTAAGTTCGTAAGTGGATTTCCAAACAATATTACGGTCAAGAATGGTAACTTCACTCGGGGTCTGGATTGAAAAAGTCTGGGAAGATGAACTTTGAGAAGTAGCAGGGTAAATCTGGGTCGTCACATTCTGTCCTGACTTCACAACACCAAAGGGGAGACTGTCGGTAACCCTCATACGAGCATCCTCGACTAATACCTTGCGAAAGTCTGCTGAACTCATTTTATTTCGATTTTATGAATTATAGTATAACTTTGTTTTTATATATAATTTCAGTTGTAATTCTATTCGCCGAGAGATTTAATCAATAGTAGCATTATAAAAGTCTTTTCGGCGAAATAGTATCTTTATAGACGCCGCACACCCCGCCGCCAACTCGAACCGATGTAATCCACTATACTTGTCTTTCCAAAACACCGAAA